GTTGTTTGCGCCTTGTCCCCATCCAATAGCATTGTTTGCGGCTCCATCTCCCCAACCGTTACTATTTGCCATTTTTTTCTTTATTTAATTTAACTAAATATGCCTTTAATTTTTTTACGTTTTCAGCTTTTGGCGTGTAAACTTTTTTTAAATGAACCATCCTGTAAAATTGTTTTGTGTACTTGGAAACATATCTCCGTTTGAATTAGTATTGTATTCAGGAAATAAATCATTATTGAAACTAATATAATCAATAAATCTTTCAGCGTAATTTTGAGCTATCATTAATTCTTTTTGCACCAAATAATCTATTTCGTTTTTTTCTACGTTAGTGGAATTTTCTGAATTGTGTTTGTAAACTCCTTTGTTTGCAATTGTATATGCTGCAAATGGTAAAAATTGAGACATTGCAAAATGAATTAACATCGGTTTTACATACGTAACTAATAAATTATTATAATCTGTTGGTATCGTATAAACTGAATCTATTGTAATTTCTGCGTCGTCATTTCCGCCGTCAATTATTACCGTGTCGTTTATTTTATAGCCCGTTCCTGCGTCGTCAATATCTGCAACCGTAACTAATCCACCAACTGCGGTAATATCTACCGTTAAACCCGTTCCTGTGCCTGTTGTCGTTAATCCTGTTGCGGTTGTGTAACCGGTACCCGGATCGCTAATTGAAATTGCTGTTGGTATTCCTTCATTTGCTAAAATAATTTCAGCTTGTAATTTTTGAAGTAATTGCGTTCCTAAAACTCGTTGTATATCAATATCCTGCGCGATCTTTACCCACTGAATAAAATTATCAGTATCTACGTTACCGTTTAACGCTGTAAATTTAACAACGTCGTTTCGTGTTATTAATAATGCTTCAGCCATTTATTCTTGATTTTCTTTTAACATTTTTCCACCCGTATTTGGGTTGTTTGGGCTAAATCCTTTTAACGGTAATTGATTTGGGTAAAACGAAACTTGATAAGGGTTTGTAACTTTGTAACCTTTTATTTCAGCTGCACGCGTTCCTATTTCCGCATATCCTTTTTCAATTTCATTTAAATTCAGCATAAAAGTTACCCGGCTCCATTTGTGGTGGCACCTTGCACCCCCTTTAAATTTAAAAATGTCGTATGTGTTTGCGCCAAATTCACCCCAACCAGGATTAACCGCGCGTTTACTCATTGCGTCAATATCTTCTTTTCTAAATAAACGATCTTCTTTTAGCATCATTGCTTGGCAAAAATCTCTTTCAGGGTTTTTATTTCCTGTGTATTTATACCGTACTTTAAAATATTTTAAGTCACTTACTTTTTTATCCTGTACGCTCTTTAATTTCGGTTGTGGGCTTCCTGTTTGCACTAAGTTAATAAACCTGCTTAAAAGCGTTGTTTTTGGTTCTAAATCGCTTTCGGCTTTGATTAATTGCAGGTCTAAATCTTCGTCGTTTTCTGAATCTTCGCGTTCGTCGACTAAAATCCAATTTTCGTTTAATTGGTTTGCATCTACTTCAGCTAAAATTTCTTCTAAGTCAGTATTTATTTTGCTTAGTTCCGTTCCTGTTTCTTCGATTACTTGTTCTTCCGTTAACGCGTTTTCTAAATCCACGAATTCTAACGGTTGTAATGTTCTAAAAAATAATTTTAATGCAATTCCATTAAACGCTAAAACTTTATCAAAGCATTCAATTATTTCTTCCTGAAATGGTCGTATTACCATATTGTCAAAAAGTATTGTTGAATTTTTTAATTCATCTGCATTTGAACTAAATCCACTTGAGGTTGCAATTCCAAATAAAAGAGGGCTTGTTACATTGTGTCCTAACATTATTTTGCGTAAACACTCTTCAGAAAGATACGTGTAATGGTCTGGCGCGTCGTTTAACGGAATATCGTCTACAGTAGTTTTACTTTCTGCATTTTGATTAAAAGCGACAATTACTTTTTGTCCACGCGATCCTGTTAATTTGCTTAATACTTTACTTGTAATTATTTCTTGTTGTTCTTCGCTCGGTAATCCGTTGTTAAAATTTACAACTTTAGTTCCCGAAAAACCGTTTTGAACTTCGTTAATTAAATAATCCGCAACCTCTTCTTCCAATAGCGCGTACGGAATAGATCCTTGGTAGTCTGGATAAGAATAATATTTCATTCCAACCGAATAAGGTCTACAAAATAATATTTCTATTTTTTCATTTGAAAAACCAAATGCAGGAATTCTTTTAGGCGTATATTTTTTTAAATCTAACCAATTATCGGAATAATAATAAGCTTCAATTTCCCCCTCTTTGTTGCATTTTTCAGCACGTAATAAATTAACCGGAATATGGTAAACTTTTAAAATCTTTTTATGGTCCGCCGAATAATGTACTTGAATTGCAAATTGTCCTAACATTTTACGATCTAAAACAATTTTTCGAACACAATCACTATTAAATAAAGCCATCATTTGAGCGTACTCATTAGGCTTTTTATTTGCGTCTAACGCACTTAATCCACGCCCGTAAACTAATCTACTTATATTGTTTATTATGGCGTTATTCGTCGTTGAATTCGTGTACCTATCAATTAAAAAATTGAAATAATTATTATCAATTCCAAAATCCACCCAATTTTCCCGCTTCGATTCCTGAATTACCGGTGTCGTATAAGCGCTTAAATTTAAAACGTGTATATTATTCATAAACTATAAATTCATTTGTTGTACTGTTTGAAACATATTGCCCGTTATTTACGGAAAAAGTAACCAAACTTTGATCAGTACAAAATATTTTGTCTTTGTAAACTGTTGCCGATCCATTTTTAATTGTTAAAATGTAGAAACGATTTTCTACTAAATTAAATTCCGATTCCAACGTACTGTAATAATCTCCTTCCGTAAAAGTGTACGTATCAATTACTACTGTTTTGTTTGTTAATTCATCTGTAATTTGAACTAAATCAAAATCTGAACTTCGTGGAATAAAGTTAAATGTTTGTGGCGTTAATTCAGTTGTTAAAACAATCATATTAATATAACGGTAAAATGTATTTTTTGATCCAAATAAAAAACCCCCACTGTAAAGCGAGGGTAATTTATAAAGTAATATTTAATTACGAAGTAACTATTAAGGCATCGTCCGTACCGTCATTAAATACAGCCTGTAAACCAGCTTCGGTTGTACATTCCAAGAAATTAGCCGGTAATTTTTCCATACTTGTAAAAGTCAAATTGTAACCGTTAAAATCACCCATTGCAGTACCACTTGAAACAGTACCTGCAGTAACGTCACAACCTTGATCTAAACCAGCTAAAAAGTATTGGTGGTCTCTTGTTTCAACAACAATTCTTGGACGTCCGTACGCTAACATTTTAACGTTTTTATGCGTTGCAACGTCTTGTTTCTTTAATTGTACTGTTAATACTTGTTCAAAGAAAGTCGTTCCGTTATCACGTGACGTTTGAATAGTTTGTTCGAATCCGTTTGCTCCTTTCAATTCGTATTTATACAAAGAAAGTCTTGCAGCAGGAGGCCATGTTTCAATAACATCTGTATTTGTTGCATCATAATTTACTTCTTGTAATTCTAAATCACCGTAATTTATAAAGTAGATATTTAATAATCCTGAAATCGCATCTTTGCACGCTTCCAATCTTCCGTTTGCTATATCGCAGCTCATAATTATATTTTTTTAATGTTTAACAAAAAAGGGCGGTAGATATTCCACCACCCTTTGTATTAGTTTATAGTAAATTAGTTAGCTGAATTTGTAATTCCGTATGTTACTAAATCTGAAGCAAATCCGTATTTAACATCTGCAGTAAATCGCATAATTACTCTAACATTTTGTGAACCGTCATTTTCTGCCATATCAATTACACGAACTTCGTTCATATCATTCATTAAACCAGTCGCAAAAAACAAGTTTGAAGTTTGAGCCAATAATGCAGTGTTTGAAGCTAATCCGTTAGCTAAAAATATTTTCACACCGTCGAAATACAAATCATTCAATACTTGGTTTGTTCCTTTGTTGTCGTAACCGTTTGCACCAACACCAGCTGCAGCAAATCCGCCCAATGCACGTACATAAGCTCTGTAAATGTTATTTGAAACATACAAAGTTAAATCCTCTTTACCGTACAAAGCAGCAGGCAAAGCATCAATGATAGAACCTAATTGAGCAATTACGTTTGAAGCATTTACACCACCACCAACGGCTGCAATTTCTTGCGTAGATGGTAAAGCAGCATCAGTTGTTAATTGTGTCATTATACCTGCAAATTGTCCTGCAGTTGAATTAACACCTGACCAAATCGAAGTTTCCATACCTGCAGCAACTTTTTCAGCAGCGTGCGCGATTAAGAAATCTGCAAATGATTTTGGCAACACGTCGAATGCTGAATACCCCATTTGAATAGCATCCCAATCAGATCTAAAGTCGGTTTTACAAAGTTGTAAATTAACTTGAAACGATTCCGGTTGAAGAATTTTTTCAGTTAATGTAACTGTACTTGTTGGATCAAAATCACAAGTTGCGTTACGAATAATATCGTCCGTAGCTACTCTTTTAATAACTTGTTTGAACTTTACGTTAGGCATTATTGTAATACCGCCTTTTTCTAAAGTTGGTGCGCTTAACAAAGCCGCAGCGATGTATTTTCCTGCCGATTCTCCGGCATACGTCGTTGTAATTGACGTTGTTGTACTTAAATTAATGTTTTTCATTATATAAATTTTTAAAAATTAAACTACTGTTAATGTAATTGCTCCCGATGCTGTTCCAACCCCTGAAACATACCAATTAACGCCGTCACAATTTAATGCAACAAAATCACCGATTGTATCAGCACTTGCCGAAAATGTAATTGTGTTTTCATCTGCTCCAGGAACGTTAACTGAATTTACAATTACTACACCTTGGATTACATTTGTTGCTGCTTTAATTGTCCACGCTGTAGTGGCAAATAACGCTTGTACTGTAAATCGGAAATTTAAACCCGCTGAACTTGCTACTGCAGGCAAAGTAATTTGTGCCCCTGCTGCTGCATTCAAAGAAAAAAGTTTCCCAGAATCCGCCGCGCTTAAAGTAATTGCCGAATTAATTACTTGTGTTTGTAATACTTGACGAAGATCGTCATTTGAAATTGATACTAAAGTTGTACTCATTTTTTTTTATTTTAAAATTATTATTTACTTAATTTGTCTAAAACTGAATCCATAATTGTACGCGGTTTTTTACTTGCTAACCTTGTAATTTCTATTGGATTGTCATTTTCAGGATTAAAAGAAATTGGTTTTACTTCTTCGTCTTTTGATAAATTTGTATTTGCATCTTTTGGAATAATTGAAACAATATATTTTTGCATAAACTTATTGCCATCATATCCATCTACTTCTCTTTCTGCAACTGTAATAGCATCATTACCTACAACATGAGTTCCAATAGGTAATTCTAAATAAGCAGATACATTTAAATCCCCTGATAAATTTAAATTCCTTAAAGTTTCGTTTTCTTTTTTCAATGCTTCAATTTCCGAAAAGAAACTTTCTTTAATTGTGCTTTCAACTACTTTTTTAGGATTGCTTTTAGCTGTTTCCATTTCTTGTTCTTTTTTCGCTTCCTCTTCGATAGGCTCTTCAACCTCTACTTCCTCTTCCTCTTCTTTTTCTTTTACTTCGGAAATAATTCCCTCTTCAACAACGATTAACATACGACCGTCTTCCATTTCGTATTCCCCAACGGGTACCGGTATTTTTTGATCGTCTTCCGTTACTATTACAATTTCCATTTCAGGTTCGAATGAATCAGCTTCTAAAACTGTTACTCCATCCGCCAACATC